CTCTGAATCCAAGTGTGTAAAGATGTACAACACCAATTTTTTCAAGCTCAGAAATTACTGACCTTTGCAACCTTTGGATGGTTCTTGCAAAGCGAATGTCTTTTTGTGCTAATGTTGTTTTATCTTCTTCTCCGCCTTCACCGCGTGCAAGATAAGATTGAGGGACTTTTAACGCTGAAAATAATTTGTCTCTTAAATATTTAACGTCGTCGATGTCTCCGGTATAAGTACCTCCAGGAAGTGATTCAATTTTTGTGCTTTGTTGCCCACCGCGAACAGGCACAAAATAATCCTCATCAATGCTCATTGGATTATAGCGTAAATCAACTCGACCAGTGTCTGAATCAACTACTTGGTTTCTTTTCATTGATGTGATCACTTTTTGCATATATTGTTCAACATCTCCTGGGCTAATTCCTCCAACGTCAATATAAAAAACTCTTCTTTCAGGAGAACGAACAATACGATAGGACATCATCGCATCTTCTAATAAGGTTAGCTGGCGCCAGATTCTTCTTGCAGGCTCCAAAACAGACGTGCCGTATGGGGCATATTTATCATTTCCTAAAATACGAAAATGACCCATCTGCCAATTCTCAAAAGTTACGCCACCAGTATTCCATTGGTATTGAATATAATTTGGATTTGTTTTATCTTCACCCTCTAATCTTTCTACTTCTTGAGAGGGCAAACCAATTACATTTGTTATACCAACCTCGGGGTTTAAATCTAAATAAATAAAGAAATCACCATATTTACACATTGTTCGACACCATCCGAATAAATTAAATTCAACATTTAAAACATTATAATATAAACTTTCTAAAATACCTTTAATTTCTTCATTTGTGCTTTTAATTGCTAACATTTTACGAAGACTGTTAGATGTTGTCATTTCATCTGCATAAATATCTAATGCAGAAGCGATTTCTGGTGTGTATTCCATTTGATCGAAATCAATGTAGCGTTGATTTCTATTTTGTTGCGACATAATGTTCGCCGACAAATTATCAAATGGATTATATGATAATCTTTGAAATTTTTGGCCAGCGACATCTTTAAACCTACTTCCATATTTATCTAATCTTCTTCTAGAAAGATTTCGAGTAGTTTGAGAGCGATAATTGATCAGTGGACCAGAAAAAAGTCTTGTCAGCTTTTTAAATAATGGCCACGATGAATCTTTTGGGTTTCTATTTCTATTTGCCATGTTTTATCCTTTTAATAACCACAAATGTTCTTCATATTGTTTTTCAGCTTCGGTTCTTTTTTTGTCTAGGTCGCGAGCCTTTGAGCGCCCGAGCATTCCTGGTATTGTAGTATCCAAAACGGAGTTACTTTTCATTATAGCACCTAACATAGCTTTTTTGTAGGCCGAATCTCTTTGATTTTCTATAATTGCAGTGTCTCTTACCCAACAGCCTATTGCGCATGCCATAATTAAATCATCATTATACCCTCTTTGTGCTTCTGGCCGGCCATTATTCCAAATAAAAATATCTAATTCGGTTCTAAGCCTTGAAGAATAAATTGTTATGATTCTATTCCTTACGAATTCTTCAAACTTAGCCACTAGAAGAGGTCGAGTTTTAAGAGAAGTTGTAAACCCGGCAACTGTTCCACTTCTAGATTCTGCTGCTAGCTGATCAACATATTCATGAGTGGACTTGACTGAGAAATAAATATTTGGATATTCCTTCTCTATTAGTTTGTCTAAAACAGTATACCCAACAGAGTTATTTTCTACTACAACCATGCAGCCTCCATACTCATGACCTGCATTAGAAATTATTTCAGAAAACATGTCGGGAGTAACCTTTCCTTGATACTCGGCTATAATTTCCATAGTTTCTAGCTTAAATACATGAAAAACAGAGTAGTCGTTGCCGTCTCCTCTAGCGACATCTGCAGAAAGTAAATAAGTATTTTCTGGATTGTATTCTTCCCATATCCAGAAATTTCTATCGAACCCAGTTCTATGTTTTGGTGGCTTAATCTGTGAATCAATTCTTGTGATATCATCTGGATGTATTACAGTCTCACCAGAAGCATTAAAGTTACATTCTAACTCTTGGGCGATCTGTCGGCGGGACATGTTTTTTGTTTCCTTTGTGAACCAATCTTCGTCCCGCTCTGGGTGGGCGTCCCATAATAATTTAATAGGGTAAAAATTACTTTTATTGGCGGCGGCATCAATGTATGTTTTATGAAACCAATTACCAACACCATTTGGTGTCGAGAGGGCGATGCAACGACCGCCTGTTGAAAGTGTTGGGTACAGGCCAGTCCACAATTCTTCTAGCCCATCAACATGCGCGGCCTCATCAACGACCAACAACGACAGTGCTTCTGAACGACCTGCGTCTACAGAGGTCGAAGAGGCTTTAATTTGAGATCCATTGCTCAGTTCAAAAGAGTTTCTATTGTCAACTTCTACCTCTGCTATCTGAAGCCATTCAGGGAGATGTTTAAGCATGTGCTTTACTTTCTTGACAAGGTTGGATGCTGTTGTGTACTTTGTTGCCATGACAAGAACATTTTTATCGCGATGAAACAACATCATCCAAACGATATAAGCAGCTGAAATGGTTGAAATACCAAGCTGCCTTGCTTTTAAAATAACAGTAAAGCGGTGATCATTAAAAGCTTTAATTAAATCACTTTGATAGTCGTAAGTTTTAAAAGGAATTAAACCATCTATTGGGTGTGCAATCCGTGTATAATTATTAATAAAATAAACCGGGTCTTTGCCGCACTTTAAGACTTCTTTACGAATCTCCTGTTTGGTTAGTTTGTATCCCACTTTTAATCCTTGGAGCTAGTTTTTTCGACATTCTTTGGCTTTTTAGCACTATCACGACCTTGGCTTAACCAACTTTTAATTGCGCCGCGGACACGATCTTCTGTGTCGTCCTCGCTTGGCAATTCGGGTTCCGCCTTAAGGCCACCAATTGTATAAGATTGGGTAGCTTGAACCCAATTTCTTTTTCGTGACATAGATTGAGCATGGATATCTGGTGTACCATCAGGAGTTAAAGATACAGTATTCCCTGTAATGTCTTTATATTCTTTTTTAAGATATTTGATAATATCATTTAAGGTATTTTTAACATCATCTTCAAAACTATTATCATGAAAATCTTTCATTGTAATTTCAGCTTGATAAGTTAAATGCAGTCTATTTTGACTGTCGAACCTTACATGGAACCCATCCATAACTCTTGAGTCAATAATACAGTCGCCTTCTTCTCTTTTTAAGCCTACTGTGCGAGCTTTACCATCATAAGAATATCTCTCATCATGTGCTCCATCGTGCGCATTTGCTGCGGCTTGGTTAATTCCTTGAATTACATCATATACACTAGACATTATTTATTCTCCTCTAGTTGTTTAACGGCGGGCGCGCGTTCGACGTCTGAGAGGGCCTTTTCGACATGAGGTGCGCCCCTTTCTATGTTTTTTCTTTTGATGTCACCTTGTAATAGTGGTATCTCTGCCTCGGTGTACCAAGGGGACGCGCCAGAAGGTGTATATAATGCGCGTGGCTTTGCTAATTTAGTGATCTTACCCACAGCATCAACGTGAACAGGAACAGATCGGTTGACAGACGGAAACCATTTTGTAACTATCTTTTCTTCTTTCAAATATTCATCAAATACTTCTTCAATTGCGCCACGAATTTTTTCATAAAGACTTTTATCTCCAAGAAGAAGCTCTTGTGTCCCTTTAGTTTGAGGATCTTTATCTGCTCCCTTGGCGCTTTTTTCGTGTTCCTTTTTACCCTCTTCGCCCTTTCGAAGCGTAGCTAAATCTTTTGTATCAATATCTCCGTCATCATCCGTGTCCATTGTAGCTTGTTGAGTTTGAGAAAGTTTTATTTCTTCCACAGACTCATGAAGAAAATATCTTGGGTCTATTCTTCTTCTTTTTATAACTGGTCTCATTTTATATTCCTCCTAGAACACTTATAATTATCTTCTTGTTTGGTAAAACTCACTTTTTTATTAAGTCATTCTATTAACGCCAGAGCGTATTAAAATTCTTTTTAAATAGTTATCTCTTCCTGTAGTTATAATTTCATTAAATAAACCTTCGAAGTCATTATTTTCTACGTAATCATGATACCATAAATTTCTATTTTTGAATACGCCTCGTTGGCCATCTCTATAGCTTAAAAATGCTATCATTAATTTATGTTTATCTGAAATATTTTCTTGGCCTTTTGCTTTCAATCCTTTTAATACTTGTTTGTAGTTCCAATTTAAAAGTCTTGCCGCGGCAGGAATTGCTTTTGTTGGGTCAAACCTTTCATCCACCCCAGCAAATTCTGGGTTTTTTCCATATTTGCGTTGTCGTGGATTGTCGTCTGGTCCACAATTTCGAATGCAGACAATCGAGTCCTCTGAGGCGGTTAACCCTCCGCTCCGACCTGCTGCTCCCGGGACCATAAGTTGCATGATGCCGGCGGCGCCGGCATAACTAACTGCATTTGGATTGAAACTTGATTCCGCACTGGCAATTGCTTTTAACATTCTTGAAGTGAGGGGCATTGTGTCTATTGATTCTTGTTTCGCGGCTTCGTTAAATAACCTGTCATATTTAGAAATAGATTTTGGCAAGCGGAACAAGTGGATATGACTTAAAGTTTTGAGCATCCATTTAGCTTGGGGATTGTTTTTATATTTTGGTTTTTGAAGGTGTCGTATTAGCCATTCTTTATCGCTGTCCGATATCAGATCTTGAAGCTCTTGTGGGCTCTCCCAATCTAAATTGTGTAAGCCCGTGTCAGGATCGAGGATATCTTTAACGCCGAAGCCAATAGAGGGGATCTCCTTTTCCATTTCTTGGTCCGAAATTATTTGTTCTGTTGGGAGAGGAGGGCTAATTTGACCGTACAGGCTATCTCTGATTGTTTGGTACGCTTTTTTATAACCTCCGGTGTTTGGATGTATTTCGCCATGTCTGCCTTTCGCATAATCTGCTGTTTTTAATGTGGTACCAAAAACATCATAATATGATATTCCTTGTTCTTTAAGATAGGTTGCTATTTCTTCATTTCTTTTTCTTCGGCTTTCAGGATCGGCAAAATCTTCTCTAGGGGATGGGCTGCCAATAAAAGAAATATTGGGAGTAAGTTCGCGATATTTTGTTAACAATTGTTCTAGGCGAGACATCCATTTTCCTTCTGTTGACGAGCCGCCGTGTATAATGGCGTGGATATTTTGTCCTTTTAACTCTCCTCCAAGAAGATTGTTTAAAAATTTTAATTGTGTTCTTAATTCTCCGCCCTGACCTTGAGGCTTGCTAATCTTAAAAAATCTATATTCTACATTTGGATCTGATTTTTGTAAATGTGATTTTAGGGCGCGAGAATACCCAGCCATATGAGAATTGCCTGCTAAAATAACATTCTTTATCTCTTTTTCAGGCGGCATGGCCAAGTCGACTAATTGATCGATCTCCACTGATGGATAATCTTTGTCAGGGTCTAGAGATTGTAGCACTTGAGCCTCTACTTCTTGTCTTTTATGTGTTTGTTCTATCCCTTGAGAAGAAACAGCAGGCTTAGCAGGCTCAACAATATCCGTTGGCGGAGCTTCTCTTTCTTCTGGGGTCATATCCTCCCATGGCACATCGGGTTCTGGTTCTATTTGTTCGGACGATTTTGTAACCTGTTCTTTTATGGTGAATTTAAATTTCTTTTTTTTCAGCATTTGGTCGCCATCCCTTTTTCCAACGTTCTTCGCGACCATCAACCCATTGAATGTAGCACGGCCAGCAACATTCAAATTTATTTATATAAAGGTCGTCTTTTGTTTTAAAAGAATATGTTTTGCAAACTGGACATTTTCTTTTACTCTTCTTATTAATTAGATTTTTTGGTAAGAAAAAGCCGTCCTTTTCAATTCTTTCGGTTTCTTCTTTTGCGGCTTGCTGTTTTTTAGAATATTCTTTTAATTGCTCAAGGTATTGTTGTTCCTTTTCATCATCCCAATTAGATTTTGGGTTAATAATTGCTTCCTGCCCATATTTCTTTTTTATAGCTTTTTCTAGGCGGGCGATGTAATCAAAATCTTTTTCTACCATTATTCCATATTTTTAACGCCATATACGACTGCCAAAGTTAAAGCAATCCCAGCAAGAATTCCGCCAACTGCCCACCATTCTGAATAATCATTTGAATTTTCGAGAGCCAACTTGCTTAACCTGTCAATCTCCGCATCTTTTATACTAATAATAGAATTATATTTTTGATCCATTGCTTCCATGCTTATCCTAGTCGATTCTAAAATTAAATTTAATCTTGCTGCTTCTTTATTTACTGCAAAATCAATTTTTAATTTGCACTCCTCATCAGAATAATTCTTTTCTGTGAATATTTGGGCCGCGGCTAAAGGATTTAATAAAACTCCTGAAAAGGGGGCTGGTTGGTCTTTTTGTATTCCAATGGCTTTTGGCTGTGGCTCTGGTTCTGGCGTGTCCGCAAATATTGCTGCGGGGAATATCAAAGTAAAAGTTAATGCTAGTGAGATTATATATTTCATTCTTCCTCCGAGCTAAAATCCAAATTTATCGCTTATCATTTTTGCTAACGTATCAGGATCATTATAATATTTTTCAACCAATTCTTTAACATCTTTTTTCTTTTTTTCATCTAACTCTTGATTATTTTTATTAAAGTCTTCTTCCAGTTTCTTAACTGTTTCGCTATATTTTTCTAAAATTTCATCTCGTTTTTTTATTTCTTCAGCATGAGCTTTGTTGATCGCTTCAATTTGAGCTTCATAACTTTCGCTGCGGATTTCTAATACTTTTAGGGCATCATCTTTACGCCTAAAAAGAATCCATAAAATAAGAGTATAAACAATAACCGCAGGTACATACCAGTTGTGCTTTAACCATGTCCATGCTTTTTTTAAAAAAGCTTTTGTTGTTAACCATGTTAACATTTTTATTCCCCTTCTTCTGGTTCTAACCCAAATGCCTCGCCTACTTTAGTCAAATACCATCGAGTCTCCTCTGGGTCGTCGGCTTCTTCTGCTGCGCATTCTATAACGTCTAAAGCTTGTGCGATAGAAAGTCTTTTCTCTTCATCAATGTCGGGGACATCTCTTTTATCTTGCTCTTTTGTTTCTTGTATCTTTTTTCTTTTAAGCTCTTCATTAATTAATTTTCTAAGCGTATCGATTGTTATTTTCATTATTTTTTTCCTTTAAGTTCCTTCATTCAACATCTTCATGAGTTCTTCTTGGATGATAATTTGGAGAGATTCTGTCATATTTTGTTCTTCAGCTTCCCAGCGCCATATTAAATTATTATGACTTCCAGAAGAACCGGGGCCCAAATCACTCCATGGAGTTTGTGAATCAACTTGATTAAACACTTCTTCTACTTCAGGATAAACCATGTCAACAATGTGCTGGGGCACTTGCCAGCTAGTGTCTGTTGTGCGCACCAAAAAAGGCCTGTCTGGGCCATCAGTTCGCACAATAGGAGCGTGTGCAATTAAATGTTCTTGTTTGTCATCATAAATTGCTATACGACCAGCTGGATCATCTTGTGCCGTGTCAACAAATTCTGGCTCGGTCGGGCCTTCGCCCTCCAATTCTTGTTCAATTAATTGTCTAAGTTGGGATTTTGTTATGTTCATGGCTTATAATCTTTTACCCCTTTACCTCTCCAGCGAGCATTAAATCCTCTAACGTCATAATGAACAAAATACTTATACAAGCCTACGCCACCTTTTTTTATCTTGCTCTCTTTAATTAGTCTGAGTACTGCTCTATGAACTTCAACAGGGCTCATTCCTCGAATAACAATATCGGCAGCTTTTGCTTTCAGATGTTGAGATCTTCTGGCCCCATCAATTTTTCTATTATATTTAGGAGATCTATATCCAGATATAATACGAATTGGTTTATCAATGGTATCTCTTATAATTTGTAGGTTATCGACCAAATCTTTTAAGTTATCCATTAAATCATCAGGCACGTTTGAACCGTCATTACATTTAAATTCTGACTTTTTAAAGTTTTTGGAAAGCTGCTCGCTCATTATTTCCCATGTCTCCATCTAGTTGCGATATCAGCTAAGCCTTCTAGGCCAATGTATGCTAATGAAATTGCTACCCAGTTCTCAGAACTTAAAGGAACAGCGTCCATTAACATAAATCCGGTTGCAGTAAGCCAGACCATTAATTTTCTTGACATTAATTTATTAAAAGCTTTATCTAGGGCATGTCTCATAATCTCTCTCCTTTTTAATTAGTATAGACCTCTGCTTTCCCAATAGATGTAAAATGTGGAACTCCTCGTTGTCTAAAAACTACCCCTCTTGTGGCCAAAACAAAGGGGACTTGTTCTACGGGCGGGATAGACGCACATAAATAATCTTCAGGCTCACCAATTCCAGGATCCACTGTAAAGTAGTCATGACAAACATGGACGATTCCATGGCCGAAACCGCGCGGAAGATCTGGGCACGTTTCAGAGTCGGGTTGAATTGTTAAGTACGGAGTTGGGCAGTCGTTCGGCGAAATTGTTATAAATTGTCCGTCACTACAACAATATATTTTTTTCCTATAATTCTTGTGTACATTTTTTGACGTATTGACTGTGAAGTCATCTTCAATTCTTACGGCTTCAGCTTCGTGTTCGCCATAAGAATCATTTGTGTTTTCTGAGGTAAATGTAACTTTTGAAAAAGTGGCCATTTTGCGCGCTCCAATTTGTTATAAATAGTATTAAACTTCTAATACATGCGCATAATCTCCATTTTTATCAATAGTTATTTGCATATCAACACAATCTTTTAAAGAATCAAGATGTGAAATAAGAAACACTGTCTTGAAGTAGGATTTTACTAAATCTAAAATATGAATAAACCCATCCATATTTTCAGCATCTAAAGAAGTTCCTGGTTCGTCAAGAATAAAAATATTTGATTTTGGTAAGCTTGAAACTGATAGTAAAGCTAAGCGAATAGCCATTGCAGCAATTGTTTTTTCTGCTCCAGAGCCCATTTCCATTGGTCTCGGCTCGTGACTTGGATGTTTAATAAAGATTTTTAAGTGTTTCCCATCATCTTCAAAGAAAATCTCAAAGTTAACAATGTTCGCAAGAACTTTTGCAATCTCATTATTAATTACTGGAAGCTTCTTTTTAATAATGTCGTATGAAATACCATTACTGTGCATACATTGCATAAATAAATCATAAGCTGAATATTCTTCTCGTAAATCAATCAACTCTTGTTTCTGGCTTTTAAGCGAAATTAGTTTTTGTTCAATAGAGCCGTGTTCTTTATAAAGATCTAATAATTTTTCTTGGCATTCTTCTAATAGTTCTTCTTTTTTAATGGTATCGGCTTGAAAATTTTCAAAATCTCGTATTAAACTTTCTTTGCCGAGAATAGTTTCTCTATTTTCATAATATTCTTCTTGCAATTCTTCTAATTCTTCTAATTCTTTTTGAACTGTTTTATATTCTATCTCATTTTTTGCGGCTAAAGCGCTATTTGTCTTGAGGTTCGCTTCAATCTGTATTCTTTTATTTCGAACTTGCTCGTATTTATCCAGATGACTTTCGATCTTTTCTGGATTTAGTTCTGTAATTTCGTTATTAACTTTTTTTGAAGAATCTTGTAGAGAACTGCAATTTTTTTGTGTTAGAGATAATTTATCAACTGCAACATAAGCATCTCGAATAAATTTGCAATGAGAATATTCTGAGCCGCATGGCACTTCTTTTAGTAGTTCTGCTTTTTTCTCTTGATTTTGTAACTTAATTTCTTCTGTAGAAATCTCATTGAGAATTTGTTCTAGTTTTTGTCGTTTTTCTTGGACATTGTTTTGTTGGTTTTCTAGTCCTTTGAGATTAAAATCATTCAAGAAAGTATTAATTTTATTTAATTTCTCCATCCCATCGTTAATATTCCCATTTAATTCAATATTCTTTGCAATTAAGTCTACAGATTCTGTTTGTTTTGTGCTTAAGGTTTTTTCTACCTCTTTAATATCAATAACTTCGGCACCAATAGAATTAATTTTATCGTTTAATTCATCGCCAGATTCTTTAAGTTGGTTTAAAATTTGTTTTATTTTATTACATTTATTAGTATGTTTTTTTGTTTCTTTCTCGTTGGTGGAAAGCTCTTCTTCAGTGAGCGTGATATCATCATCAAACTCTTTTCCTTCTAATCTCTTTAATGCTCCTTTTAAATCAGATGCATCTTCTTTTGCCATTTTATATTTCTTTTCAAACATTTCAAGATCAAGAAATTTAGCAAGAATTTCCTTTCGCCTTGTTGAGCCTTCGCTAATAAATTGTAATGATCCAAGCTGGGAGGACATTGAAGTTAAAAGAAAATCTTCTAGTGTACCAAAGTGTTTCCTTACAATCTTATCTGTTTCATTTCTTGTTAAACCGTTAAGGCTATGAGTTTCTTCCGTGGCTTCATCATAATATTCAAAATTTAAATCAGTTTTTGCTTCTAGTGTTTCTTCACCTTTAAGTTTTTTAACATATTTTTCAGAATTTCTTTGGACAGTGTATCTTTTATTGCCTATCGAGATCTCAACTTTTCCCACACCATGGTTTTTATTTTGATTAATGATGTTAAGATTTTTCCTCTCATTTTTACTAGTAGAATTAAAAAGAGTGTAGAGCATGCTGTCAACAATACTAGACTTTCCGCTGAAATTCTTCCCAAAGATCCCCACGATTCCATTAAGCTTACTAAAGCTGACCCTATTCCCACTTCCATAATTAAATAAATTCTCCCATTCTAATGATTCTAATTTCCAATTAACATTTCTTCCTACTTCTTCTTGATCTTCGGCTGCTCTGTTATATTTAGAGTTGAGTTTTACAACGCGCTGCAATAAATCATTTTCTGGTTGAAAATCTTTTAAATATTCTTCAATTAATTCTTCTTGTAGTACTGGGTCTCTAAGATTATCAACGGCTAGTCCGTCTGCAAACTCTTCTATATTTCCTCGTTCTCCGGCGGCGCGATTTAAAAATGTGAGACTCTCAGGTTTAAACCGATGTTTTGCCACCTCGACTGCCTTTTTCATTGTACTTAAAGGTAAGTTATTGTTTGAAACTAAACGTAATCTGGCGCCTTCAGGGGCTTCAAACTTATTTGGTAGTCTTCCTTTTGGGGTTAATTCAATAGTGACGAAAGGTTTAGGATTTTTAAGCTCAACATGTTTACAAGTAAAAGAATCTTTGTTTTTAATGTCCCAAATCAAAAAACCTTTATCATTAGTCTCGCCATGATTTTGTTGAATGGTCGAACCAGAATATCTAACGCGCCCTTCCGTATCTAAAACTTGGTTCGTTTTATGAATATCTCCAAGAAAAGCGAAATCGTGCCCTTCAAAAATCGAAATATCGTCTTCGCCGTGTTCCATAACCCAGCCAAGATCTGTTTCACAATTCGAAACAGACCCGTGATAAAGTGCAATATTAATCCGATTGGGATCGCTAGGAGAAATCCAATTATCACGATCAAAAACAGAAAGAACGTTAAGAGAGGCCCCATTGTCTAATTGTATCTCCCCTGACTCCTTCAGTAAAAAAAGTGACGGATGACCCAATGCATCAACAATGGGGGTTAAGGCATCTTGCCTACTGGAATTCTTTAGATTCCCATCATGGTTCCCCAAGATTATATATGTAGGCGCAATATCAGCCAAACTCCTAAAGAAATTGGTGCACATTTCTACAAACTCTGGTGATATTTGTGTCTTAGTGTGTGCTATGTCTCCGCAATGAATAATATAATCAACTTTTTCTTCGCGAAGAGCATCATAAAGTTGTTTAAAAACTTCACGATATTCATAGTGATATTTAAGATTTTTGATGTGGGTATCGGCTAGGTGTGCAAGTTTCATTTTTTCCTATTCGTCATGCCATAATGTTTGCAAGGGCCTTCTGAAACTCTTTCATGAAGATCTACAGAGCTACAAGTTTCCATAACAATAAATGGATCAATCCATCGAATAGTTATGTCAAAGTCACCAATTTCTTTATTTCTTGAAGTTTCGACGATATAGCCTATGACGCTTTTGTTAATCTCTTCATCCCAGCATTTTATAACATCGCCAGGGCGAAAAGTGAATGGTTCTACATAAATAATAGACATGTGTATACTATACTGTCATATATTTTAGCAGATGTCAATAAAAAAATTAACTAATTTTAACAGAAATAGGTTCTACTTCTGGTCGTTTAGACACCACAATACAAAGAAGGCCATTCTCGAATTCAGCAGAAATAGACGAAAGGTCAAGATTGTTGTCAAAATTTACATAAGTCTTTTCGAAACTTCGGCGAGCGATTCGCTTTCCAGTTGGTGCTTCGGCTGGAACTGAATGACGCGCACTGACTGTGATAGCTTTCTTTTCGGGCAGAACTTCAATTGAAAGATCTTCTTTTTTGAAGCCGGCCAAAGCAAACTCCATTACGGTGTCTCCTTTTTCATTTTGATAAATATCTGTAACTGGATACCCTTGTGTAGTTTGTTGTAACAAGTTTGGGAAATCATTAAAGAAATTGTTGAAAACGTCATCAAAGACGGTGCGGCCTAAAAGGCCCGGGCGATGTAGTGTAATTGCTGTGTTAGTCATAATATTTTCTCCTTTTATAAGCAAGTAAAAAGTTAAACATCCCAAAGGCAATATTTAACTTGTTATAAATATAACACAAATAAAGTTTTTGTCAAGTTAAATTTGTGATATTTTTTGTATTAAAAGTGTATTTGAATCAAAAAGCGTTGCTGTGTCTTTTCTTTTCTCAAACTCTTCTTTTGTCATTTCTCCAACATCTTCATAATCAGATGTATCTATTTTATATACTTCAACCCCATGTAAAATAAGCAGATTAACGAGGTTTAAAGCCTTCTTTTCTGCATCTTGGTCTAGGGCTACATATACTTGCTTAGAGTGCGTCAGAATGGCTTTAAACAGCTTAGAATGGGTACTTAATGTTGACCCCAATAAAGGGATAGAATTTTCAGCGTTTATGGCATCAAAAATTCCTTCTACTAAAATAATTGGCTCTCTCCAATTTATCATTAATTCATTAAAAACAATGTTTTTTGATACTGGTGGATTCTTGTATTTCATCCAATCATCTTTATACGTTCTCGCAACAAAATAATCACAATAGCCATTTTGATTAAACGAGGGAACAATGATTCTATTCTTATAATCTCCAGAATCGCAATAACCAATTTTCCATTTTAAAACATCTTCGCTTGTTATGTTCCTTTTCCTTAAATATCTTAGGGCTGATTTTGCTGTCGAGGGCGATCCTTCGTTAGCTAGGCAAATATATTCTTTTGGAAGTTTAATTCGCTGTTCTACTGTTTCTTCTCTGTTCTCTTCAAAAATGTTATCAAATTCTGATATTTCTACTGTTTCTTCGAAGCTTCTCCAATGTTGTTTTTGTGAGCGATCTCCAAACCTTCTAATTAAATTGTAAATATTGCGACCACGACTATCACATATCCAACATTTATATGTATTTTTGGGAATATTTACAGATAGTTTTCGTTTGTGATGTTTGCAGTAAGGGCAAAAAAACAAGTGTTCATCATTTGAGCGATAAAAACTACCTAAAACTTCTTCTAAGATTTGAAGCTTTTCAGAATACATGTTGTAATACTATCAAATAAAAAATTTAAAGTCAAGATTTTTTAATTTTTATCTTGAACGTGTCAGATTTTTTCCTCATGATCCTTATGAGATAAATCTGATTGTTCTTCTTCCATTATTTGAAGGGCTTCGCTGAAAGATTCTTCGTCCATTGTTTCAAGTATCTCAATAAGAGATTCTTTAAATAACTTCTGTAACTCTTTAAAATATAATTCGTGCATAAATTAATATTATCATATATGGGCTAAAAGTCAAGGAATTATTATCGACTGAATTTTCTCATAAGTTCTTTGGCGTCGGTAACGCGCAAAACTCGCGTAATGGCATCCGCAAGCTCCTCTCCTAAGCCGTGAGAAACTAAAAATTTAACCACTTCTTCTCCAGTTGGGTCGGGAGGATGTAGACTTTCATCTACAAGATTTTCAACTAGGCCTCTTAATTGTGATTTTGTAAGTTGCACTTTCTTCCCCTGTGTCTTCCCCATGATCCTCATGAGCTAAATCTGGTCATCCTTCTTCTAGTGTATCAAGTACTTCTGCGAGGGATTCTTTAAGCCAATCTGGGCCTACTGTTTTTTCAAAATGTGCCATGGCTCTCTTTCTTTGAGGCGATGGGGGGCGCGACATAGGATCAGTTTTAGGCGTTGGTAACATAGTATATTCTTCATCTTCATCAGAATCAACATCAGTGGGTGTATCTTCGCTCATATATTGTTTTAAGTGTCCCATATACGCTGGCCATAATGTGTCTGCAAACTGTTCAGCGAGAGGTAACATATGGTCCATCAAGGATTCTTCATGTTCAAACGCCAAATCATTTTCAGTTATTTGGCCGGGCCCTGTACCAATCCTTCCGGCTCGGTTAGCCTCGGCATATATCTCGCGCTGTGCGTGAGAAACAAGCATGTCGTTTAATTGATATATAGGCCCAGAAGCCCATTCAGATTCAGGGCGCACATCATCTGGCCAAGCCTCTTTTAAAACTTCTGTAATTAATTGTCTTAATTGGTTTTTAGTTACGTTCATAATCAGATTCCTTGCTCTTATTTAAATAGTACCCAGCTTTAGCAATTACCAAGGAATCGGCTTTATCATAAACACCTTTTGCTGGATTGCCTCTCTTAGTATACTCTGCTTTAAAATCTTTTTCATTTTCAAGTATATGTTGTAATACAATTTTTTTTGTATTCTCTCCTCTTTTAACTTTTATGCCACATGTTTTTCTTGCTGTGTGTACATTTATATACTCTGGGTTCATATCAAACAATTCTCTTAGCATCCAACAAACGACGCCATTAAATCTTTGAATTTTTGAGATAACTTGAGCAGAACTTCTTCCGGCAGCGAACATCCCTAATGGCGCTTCAACGTAAATTTTTTCAATCGGGTATTGTGATTTTAAATGACAAATATTATCTTTAACAATATCAAGTTTTTCATAAAACGATAGCCCTGGTTTGTCGGTTCTCCAGGCTTCACAATATATTAATTCGTTATTTCGATCAACAATTGATACACCGGTGATCGAAGTGCTTATGTCTAGTCCTAAAATCATATCTTTAAATGTCTAATTTAAGCTTAAATGTATATTCATCCGTTTCTAATTTTCTAACAGGTGTCGCGACTTTTGCGATTGCTATAAGATTTCTGTCTTTATCGTATATACCAATTTTATCAATAAATGTTTGTTTTTTAAAGCTCCCTGTAAACCCGCCCTTAAAAGAGCTACTAATTGTATTTTTAATGGTTTTGACATCGCTTTCTTTATAGAAAGAAGACCCAGATATTGAACCAGAACCTTGGCCAAAATTTAAATATGTAGGATTGTTTGACCAATTTAAATACCCTTTTTTAGCGTGAGCCATCATTGTAATTGTGGGAATATAAGTTGTGCCTGAAAATAACAATTCAAAAGAAGAGCTATGTAAAGATGCAGTGTTTACAGTTCGATAACTGCTCCCCTTGTCTGATGTATACTGGCCTTGGTTAGCATCCCAATTGTTTGGATACCCATCATTCATTCCTGTTCCAAAATAAATCCACGAGGGGCTATCGCCAGAATTATAACGCTGATAATCTTGGAGTCGCGGAGGCCCAAATATTGGATTCGAGGTTCCTTCTGGGCTAGTGAAAGCTGTGCTCTTTCCTGTTGTTAAATCCCAGCTACCTGTTAAAACAATAGCGCCCTCATTATAAAGTACGATTCCGGCAACAGAACCAGACTGAAAGCTTCCAGAAGGGCCGGTTTGAATCAGTTCTCCATTTCTTTTTGGATCTTTCAGTTCCCCAACCAGAGTGCCAGTTATATAATATTTTAAATTTACAGTTCCTTTTTTGATGGCGCTTCCAAAAAATATCGAAGGCACATCAATAATAGAAACAGCTTGATAACTTTTGTCCCATGCGTGATAGCCTAATTCTTTTCTTGAATCAACTGGGTGAAAAGAAGAAGAATAAGTAAAGTGTGGGCTCCATTTTCTATAATAATTAATAGTATTTTCTAATGCCTGAATATATTTCTTTTTTAATTCTGGGGCATCTGTTATGGTTAGTTCCTTTGTTGGGTTTGCTGGGTTTTTTGTTTTTATCGTAGTTTGATCTTTTGTTTGATAAAAATATGTATTACCATCCGGGCCTGCAGGATCTATTTCATTTCCGTTTTCGGCGGAACCTTCGGTATAAAATATTCTTGTAATAGAAGCAGTTAATGGATAGCTTCCGCTTATTATATCCCCATAGTTAAAATCGTCTACATATGAATCGTACGCTACGCTTTTTAAAGAAATTTTACTCCCGGCTTTTGTTATAAAAGGAAAGATCAGGCTTGCTTTACCTTCATCAG